TTAAATTTCTTTTACGTCTATTATTTCTATAGTGGTGTTTTTTGCAACATCTTCCAATTGACGGCCGTTAATGTCGCCATTCATGAAATCATTAACGGCTTTTTGAATTTCGCCGTTAATAACTTTATAAGTAATGCCTATATATATAAAACCTTTGTCGCTGGTATCAAATCCCCATACCAGCTTGTCGTCGCCGATTAAATCAAGCAGGCAGTTATCGATGAAAAATGAACCTGCCCCCATACTCGTCATTTTATTGTCAATATCATAACCGCAATATAATGCGAATTGCTCACCTTTTACATTTTCTTCAATAGCCTGCATAAGTTCTTTTTTAGTAATCTTTATTGTTTCCTTTCCTTTTGGGCTTTCTCTTTGCCCTTATCTTACATATAATTACTTTTATAAAATACTTCTTTTCCTACTGGGTCCGTTATAGTTATCGCCCAGTATGCTTTATCTGTTTGATTGGTTATATCTGCCGCCCAACTTAAATCTTTTAAATCACTTGTTGTTTCTTCAATGATTTCCTCAACAAATTCATTTAAGTTTATAAATTCCCATTCTGTTTGTGGTATATATTCTTTACTTGTATCTACTAAAGTAGCACCAACAAAGTATTCTTTTTTTATTTCGTATTTCATGTCCTTACTTCCTTTTAATTAATAATTCGGATATCTATTTACTATAATTTTCTTTTGTTTTATCTTTCCAATATTGAACATCTTCCAGGTGTGCTTTGCGTATTCTCTTTAACACCTTTATTTCATTTTTTATATGGAGTGCTTTTTCGTATCCAGCGTCGCCGATCGCCCATTCTAGTTCTGTTATTCTGTTTTCTATAATCGCTAATGTAGTATCATGATATTCGTTCATGTTCTTTCCTCCTTAAAAATTTGGATATCTGTTTACTATTTCATATTTGTTATTTTTATAATCGTCAGCTGTTATCGCTTGGCTTGTTTCGATTACCCATATTTCAGCGCCTGCAAAATTTTCTTTTTTTGCGGCTTTATCAATATAAGCTTTTGCTTGTTTTTCGTTTTCCCATACTGTTTCGGTGCTGTTCATGTTTCCGTTTTTTTCAACCCATTTTAATACCTGGTATATTTTATTGCTTTTAAATTTTTTACTTAACATTTGTTTACCTCTTTTATTTATTTTGGTTGCTACCCAATTAAACAGCTATAAGTTACAATATTGGGGCTTTTCTTCTTGCCTGCCCCTTATCTTGATTTAATTATATATCTATTGGTTACCAATGTCAATATATTACTGTTAAATTTTTTATATTATTTGTAAAAAAAATAGCCCCGGCATAAACCGGGACTATTATTGTAATATTTTCCTGTCTATTCTTTTGGGCGCTGTATAGTAATCTTTTTACCGTCAAAAGTCATTAATAATTCGCGATTTTCCGCCGATAACTCAAGTGCGTTCGCCCATGCACTTGGTATTGAAATTTTATAATTTAGTGAGTTCGCTCCAGCATTTCCGCCAGCTTTTCCTACTATAGCGCGGAGTATTCTTTCTTCTTTCATTATTTTAACCACCTTTGAAAATATTTACATATATTATAGTGTTATTGGTTGCCAATGTAAATATTTTACTAGGCAAGGATATAATATTATATTTGCCGTCGCTGTCTTTGTTTTTTTACATTGTTAGCTACAAAATCGGCTAATTTGTTTGCCTGCTCTCTGTTTGTAAGCTTGCATTCTATCAATACTTTTTTCCAACTTCCGTCGGGATTTAGCTCAATTATTGCAAATGTATCATTTATATTTCTGCATGTTTCATTGTATATAGTCTTTTTAGCTTCTTGCAAATCGTTTGTTGTTAATTCAAATCCATTTTCACTTTTTACAAGATACTGTTTTTCAGTTTCTTTTTTTTGTTCTTCAATTTCTTCTTCTCTGTAATCTTTTTCAATTTTTCCATTTGTGAAGTTTTCGTCTGCCTTAATCTCAAATACAAGATTTTTATTTTCAGGTATATATATTACTGCTTCTTCAATACTAGGTTCAAAATCAAGTTTATAATTATTTTCAAATATTTCAGTGTGCACATGTAATACTGTTGCTGTTGTTCTTGTATATCTTCTTGCATATTTAAGTGCTTCTTCAAAACTTGCAAATAATTTTGTTTTTACACTTCTTCCTTTCATGTTTATAACTAATCTTTTTACTTCATAAAATTTTGTATTTGTCATTATTATCTATCCTTTCTTTTGGGCTTTCTCCCGTCCCTTATCTTGATTTAATTATATATCTATTGGTTACCAATGTCAATATATTACAGAAACTTTTTTAATGTTTTTTCGCAATATAAAAAGCCGTACCCTATAAAAAGAGTACGGCCCTTTTAGCACATAAAGAAAACTATATAAATTACTACCCTGTCTACTGCTGTCTAATTAGTACATTGGTATCACCTTCTTAAAACTTGAAAGGCTAATTTTTATCTTTGTCTATGGCGCTTTCTATCGCGTCTAAAACTTTGCCGTCCGCGTTCTCTAATAGGTCAAGGTGCGACTTATTTCGGAATTTCACCCACTTACTATTAGTCGTTTCAATTTCCTTTTCTAACCTTTCCCTTAGTTTCTTTTTACGGTCTTCCAGTGTTTGTTTAATAAATAGGCCTAAAATTGCATTTAATATTTTCTTAATCATGTTTATAATCCTTCCTGTTCTAACAAAGCCAGCGCGTCTTGTTTTTCATTTTCAAAACGATTTAAAAGGCCGACTTTAACTACTGTATAGCTGCCGTTTGCCCAGTCTTTTGGGCTGTGGTAATTTCCGTTGCTTAATTGGTAGGCGTTTCGGCATTCGTCCGCCAGAAAGTCATAAATATTTATAATCATTTCTCGGTCGAATGTTTTATCATCCACGTAACTAAGATTAGGATGTCCCATACGGCGCACGGCTTCTGTGTAAAGCTCGTACATATTCCCCGCGCCGTATTGGATTGCTCGACTAAATAAAACGGCTTTCATGGCCTCGGAGTGCTTTTCCATGTCATAGCTATTATTCTTTAGTGCCCAATATCCGGCGTTATAGTATTTATCGCCCGCGTATTCATCCTGTAGGCGTTGGAAACCGTCAGCGTCTACGGTGCCGATATTTTTCCATGTTGCTACAAAATTATTTGAGTTTATAGGGTATGCCTCTTTTAAAACGCGGCCATAATTTGCGTAGCAGTCCTCGGGGTAATTACATAACCACTGCACGAAGTCGTCCACAACGCCCGCTGTCGAACTGAATTGATATGTCCCGTAGCTTCTACCCCCTAAGTCTCCGCTACCGCTTGAAACCGTTGCAGGGTCGCCCCCTGCTTCATATCTTAAAACCAAACTATTATTTAGCATTCTTATTACCTCACTTGACTTTTAACAAAAAAACCACCATTTACTTGACTTTTTTTACCATGTGTTTTTACACCTCGAAAAGCCTTTAAAATAAAGGCTTTCGGGGTTTTGTGAATAAATTAGTTAAGTAATTCAATTTTTACTTGATTTTTTTATCTGGTTTTTACTCTAATTTGCCCAGGCGGTCTAGTACCACCATAATACGGCAAAAGTCATCACTTACATTAATATTGCCGTTACCGTCTCCGCTTAATGCCTTCTTAGTAATCAGCTTTTGCAGCGTAGGACGCGCCCAGGACGGCACGTCGTCGATTTTTTTATATGTTGGCATGTCTTGTACCTCCTTTGTAATTAAAGCCGCCTTAAATGCCTGCCACGCTGCCTCATTATTAACGAACGGTGCAGGGCAAACTTTGTGCGTTACGTCGTAGTGTCGGACTACGTTTTCGGGTGGTATGCCGTACTGGGCCATTTTTTCCCTTGTAAGCTCCACGGCAAGTGCCACGGTTTCCGGCTTGAAATAGTAATTCCCGTTTTTATCTTTACGGCTGCAAAGTTCAATTCCCAGGGCGTTTGTATTGCGGCAATATGGGTGGTAATACGTATCGCCGCCACAATGCCAGGCTTTGTCGCCGTCTGGAACGCTGCGCCATACTTCATGCTCATCAACAAAATAGTGGGCGGAGGCGTTTCGGTTCGCCCCCTTGAAATATTTGCAATTAGCAAACGCCGTGTCACCGTCGTTTCCTGTGTAGTGAATTACTATATATTTAATCGTCCTGGTTCCTGTAGCCGTGTAATTACTCTTATCGGCTAAATGTTCACAGATAATCATTTACTTGTTTTACCCTTCCCCTAAGATTTTTTACTTTTTACTATGGTCGATAACTTGTCCGCAATGTTTACGCCAGCCACGGCGGCTATTAACGTTTGAAAAAGTATTAAATGGTTGTCCGATATGTCGCCACTTGAAATAATGCAATAAGCTATAAGCATAAAATCCGCTATTGTGCACAATATAAGCGCAGATACCTTCGCCTCGTCTATGCTTAATCCGTCTTTAAGGTTAAATCTATGGCTTTGTTCGTTGTCCATATAGCCACCCCCTTTTAATTTCCTTGTGGATTATTATGCGGATAGCTTTTAACCTGTTGATACAAATCTGTAATAGCTCCATTTCCGCCAAGAACTTTATATGCCTTATACATATCATTAATATTTTCCAGGTTGTAAATAGGTAAAAATCCTTTTTCTTCTGCTCTATGACAAATATTTATGATTTCAGTTCTTAGTAGACTACGTATTGCTTCATCGCGGGCAGTTTCTCTAATTTTATATTTTTTAAAAAAATTACTTAGATATTTTACAAGCCCACATTCGATTAAAATACTAATAATTACGACCCAATGTTCTTCTAAAAAATCCACTTTTAGCCTCCTATAAAGCTATTTTTTAGTTATTGTTTTTTCTTCTTGCTCGGTGCTTTCAGTATTTTTATACAATTTGAATTTGTACATTTACCGTCTTTTAATTCCCCCGCGCAATATTTGCAACGTTTTTTCTTTATAAAGAACATTATTAAACATCTCCTTCTAAAATAATCTGTTTTGCTTCTACATAAGCTGTATTAAATTCTATAATTTCTGCTTGTATAGACTTAATAGCTTCATCGTTATTATTAAGTAATGCGATTAACATATAATTTTTAAAATCTGCTAATTGTGAGTTATATTCTCGTTCTAATTCTTTTTCTTTTTGCGCTTGTATTTCTTCTTTTGTTGGTTCTCTAATTACTATTTCTTTATTTTTAAAAATTAATTTTGTATAGTCCTCATATGATGTTTCCGAATAGACGGCAAATTCTCCCCTACTTGCTAAATCTTCACTATCTGCTTCATAATCAATTTTAGCTATACAAACATTATTTTTATTAAATATATACCACATGTTTAATCACCCTATTTAGCGGCTATAACTAAATATTCTAATTCAATAACCCCTATACTTCCTTTTCTATTTGTTTTCCCTGTTATTACTCCTGTACTTTGGTTTACACTTGCTGTAATTTCATGTGCACCGCCAGCGTCATCATAATTGTGAAATCTGGTCCATATTGCATATCTGCATTGTTCTCTAGTAAATCCACTTGGTAACGGTATTGTATAAGTACCATTTACATTTACACTTCCACTAGCAAAAGATACTGTTTTTTTTGTACCTATCAAACTCTGCACAAAAGCAGTAGTAGCAATACGTGTACCATTATCTGTTGTTCCTGGTGTTGGGGCTGTTGGTGTTCCGCTAAATGCTGGGCTATCAGTGAATGCTATTTTTCTCCAAGCACGCCACCCATCACCATTAGTGCAACTTCTAATATACATATTACCGCCATATGTTTCAAAAGCTAGTTGCCAAATCCAAGATGTTGAACTGTTTAAGTTATTGTTTAAAACTAACAACCTACCCCATTCACATGGTCTATTTTGGTGTGTGTTACCAAAATTGTAAAGCCCTTCCGTATAGACATTATTAAAATTGGACGGTACGTCTCCGTAATTTCTTCTTAAAAAACCTGTAGAGATGGTTGTTCCATTTGCGTCTTGTGTGGCTTGTGTGGCTTTTGTGGCTGTACCGCTTAAATTTCCTTGAATGGTTGCACTACTTATTAAATTTCCACCTGCATAAGATAAACTAGCTTTTTTTGTTGTATCGTCCTTATTTATAAATGTTAAATTAGTTGTACCATTAGCACCTTTTAAACAAAAACCGCCAGCTACGTTTTGGTCTCCAAAATAACAATCATCACCGGCTAGATTAAATACGTTACTAGCAAGGTTTAAAGCACCAGTCATTGTGCCGCCACTACGTTTTAAATACGTTGTGTTGATTGCTTTTCCGTCACCATCCTGCGTTGCTTTTGTCGCACTGGCTACATTATCTGTTATGTGTGCAATTTTATTCCATGTACTCCATGAACCATTAACATAGGAACGCGTATATATAATATTTTTATTAACTATAGTTGCTATTTGCATAAGTCTAGCAGGAGATTCAGTATCAGCAAAAACGCACAACACTCCGGGGTTTGATTGCATTTCACTGGCATGATTACTTAAAGTAGACGAAGAAGCCCAATAATAAATACCTTCTTTAGTTATATTAAAGTTGGTTATTTCCCCGCTAAATTTTTTTAAATACGTTGTATTTATTGTGTTTCCGTCGCTATCCTGCGTAGCTTTGGTGGCGTTTGTAACAGTATTTATAATTACATTTCCGCTAGCGTCTGCAACGATATTATTTACGCTTTTTATATGCGTGCGGACTGTCCATTTTACCGTTCCGTCTGTGATTACCTGCCCGTGCGTTACGTTTCGGGTATCTAATGCACCGCTTCCTGTTGTTCCCCCTTGCGTACATTCCAAAAATAATTCAAAGTTGAACATACATTCCACTTTGTCGCCTACTTTGTATGCCGTGCTTTTGTGTCTAAAATCGGATACATCATGATAAACAGCTGGGGTGATTGCTGCCTCGTCGTTATCGTCGCTTAGTACGTCCGTATCGTCCGCCACCCTAACAAGCCCATAGGTATCGTATGTTGCAACGTCGCTGCCTGTAATAAATTTAACAGGTGCAGCTGTCGCAAATGCACCGTCTTGAACCTGCATATAGCCAGCTGGTGCGTTATGGTGCGAGTAAAAAATAATTGTTCCATATCCGCTGCCGCTATCGGTGGATTTTATAATTTTACATTGCATACGCTGTCCACTGCCAAACGGTCCAAAGCCGGCACTAATATTGTTAGCAAACCAGCAGTCGCGACTTTCACCTATGCCCAACTTTCTAAACTCTGTCAAAATAGCCGTTTTGAGTGTCCCTGCGTCTGTAAAGTCGCCCAAGTTATACATTTGACTATAATTACTCGGGAATGAACTTGTACCCCCTTCTAGGTTAATAACGCCGCCATTTACTTTTTCATAAGGCGTAGTCGCCTGTGGTATATACCAATCGGAAATAATAATAGATCCGTCTGCTTGTAATGCGCGTATATTGCCTGTTCCGCTATTTCCTTTAAGGTCAAGGTACGCCCCGTCCGTTGCGGCTATAGCTAGCCCGCAATTATTAAAAACGGAATTTCTAATAATGCCACGGCTCGTTGAAAAATTAATGCCTGTCGCGTTGCTGGCTCCGTTTACTGTTACGGCGTTTAAATTAGCACTTGCTGTATTAGCAACGTAAATAATGGTGGAATTATCCGTAGCCGGTCCGTTAAAAGTCAAATTATCAAAAACTGTATAAGTGCAGTTGTCAATTAGCGCCGTATTAATTGCAACGGTGCCCGTTCCCTCACGGATAAATCGCCAAGTTGTACCTGGGGAACGTGGTACGGAAATGTTTTCGTTATATGTTCCGGCTTTAATGCGGATATAAATAATGGGTGCACCTTTATAACGTGAGTTTATGGCCGCCTGTATAGTTTTAAATGGCTTTTCCTGGCTACCGTCGCCGCCTTCTGCCGCTGCTGCGTCAACATAAAGGGTTTGGTCTGCGTCAAATCTCATTTGTGTCGCCAGGACTCGACCCCCTTCTTCTGCTGTGTTGTCCAGGTCTGCTTTTAAAGCCAGCGCCGCTTCCGTTTCTTTTTTAATAGCATAAATGCCACTGTTTAGCGTTGCTGTTACGTTAGTAGCGTTGCCTATTAAAACTACTATGTGTATTTCTTTTTCAATAATGCTGCTTTCGCCGGCCGGCGTTATCCATTCGGCGTCCTCTCCTGCGTTGCCGTAAGCGTACAGAATTTCGGAACCTGTGGCCGGGTCTTTTGCAAATAGTCCCAGCTCTCTGTAATAAAATCCGGTTGCTACTTGGCTATTACTAAAAACACCTTGAATTGTGGCCTGGCTCACGCTGTCGCTGTATACCTTATTAATTGTAACGTCAAAAAGTGGATTATTTAATTTTGTCATTGTTCCCGGTACTTGGCCGTCCTTTAGCTCCCCGTCGCCAACGGCTATACGGGTAAATTCCAGCGTTCCGCCAGCTACAAGTGCAGCAATGGCCACCATGCCTTGCACTGTTAAGGCGTTGTTATTAAATGTACTCACGTTTTTTTACCTCCAGTCGTGCCGTTCTGTTGTAACATCATGAATTATTACGCCTGTATAGGCATAAAAATTCGGCGTTAAAATTAACTTTATCCAGTCTAAAACCTGGCTTTTACGCTTTACAATTTCCAAAATTCGTTTAAATTCCTTTTCACCGTCTGGCGTCAGCACGGCCGGGTCGTAACATTCAACCGCGAAGTGGTGTGGCTGCCCGCCTTCGTATTCCCAAAACTCCAGCAGCTTTCCTTTTATAAATAGCTGGCTTATTACAATTTCGACGGCATGACGAGTTCCAAGCGTGCGCCATACTTCGTCAGACGTTCGTATTTGCTCTCTTTTTTGTCGCAAGCTGCCAGCTGCGTTATACCATAAAACGTTCAATTCCCATGCCAGCTCGTCCAATTCCTCATGGTTCATTTTGTCCAGTTGGTCCCATGTACGCAGTTTTACTGTGTCGATATGGGAAGTTATATCGTTTATGGCAGCCGCTATGGCTTTTACGCACTCGTCGTCCCTCATGAACAGCGGAATAAATTTATTTATATCTAAGTTTTTTAGTTTCATTCGGTTGTTACCTCGTGGCTAACTCTTAGGGTGCCACTAAACTTGGCCAGTTGCCTTTCTGTCAATACTTTAAACACTGGGGCGGTTATTTCTATGCGTAGAGCCCCCGTTCCGTTTGCTGGTGCTAGGCATAAGCCACGCAATTTATCGGGATTAATATCTCGCCCTATTTTTAGCTGCTGCCACTGGTTGTACTGGTCTAATGCTCCCCCGTCGCCTTCTATTTCCGTAACTGCTGCTTGTTCCGTATCCGCTGTTACATAGTATTTTAGTTCAATGTCGTATTCGACGCGTTCCGGTCCAGAAACTATTAGCTTGTCATTTAGCGGCCGAACGTTATCTGCGTTGCAGGCTGCCTCTACCGCTTCTATAACATCACCTGACGGGTCCCCGTCTGCTGTCATTATTATTAATTCAACGGTTCCGGCCTCGTGGTCGTTTAAGGCTTTTACATCTGTAATTAGAGACGAGGCGCTCATGGCGTGGTACACGTAAGAGGATTGCGGCCCAGCCGTGGATAGCTTCGCCGGTGCCAGCCTTACGCGCTCGCGGTATCTTTCGTCTCCTGTCCCTCCGCTGTCTTGCGGCTCCCCGTCGTCTCCCCCGTGAGTTGCTTCTAGGTTTGTTACGCCTGCAACATATGGAATTAAATCCGTTATTGTTGCGATTGCACCAATACCGTATCCGTTAAAACTTGCGCCCCCTGTAGTACACTCCGCCGTAACATCTACATAAGTCTGCCCGGCTGGTATCGTTACCGCCGCTGTGGTCGCAAAATGACAAGAACCGTCCGCCGTTGCCCTGGTCCCTTGCGGTATAAAGGTACTTCGGTCGCGTGCTTGCGTTAGGCTAAATCTTAAAATCGTTTTTGCTGCTGTAGCCCCCAAACGTTTAACTTGCATACGTTCCCCTAATGCGTCTATTACTTCATTTCTGGCATAGCGCAAAAGCCTTTGTTTGCAGTTGTCGTTTGCCTCGTTTATAAATCCCACAATAACCGGGGCCAGGGCTTCACAAAATAGTCGGCGTTCGTCGCCTGGATATAGTGGTTCCCCCAATCGTTCCTCGACTTTCGTTACTAATCGCTCTATTATGTCCGCCGCCGATATATCCATAAAAGCAATATCAGCCATGCTTCTTTCCTCCTTTCATTGTCCTTTAACTTGTTTTTACTTTAATATTAAAGTGTCCGGCTTTTGCAAGTTCAGCCTTCAAATCAATGTTTTCAATGTTTATACGTGGCTCGTAGTTCTCTAATAACCATTGAGCGTCCGCCATTAGCTCATCACTTACATTGCTAGACGGTTTGTCTATTAAACTAGCGTCTAAGCCCTTTAAACGCTCATATGGAACTTCACCGCGTACTATTCGCAGTAGATTTCCGACGCATTGTGCCGGATCGCCGTTTCCGCTTGCTTTCATTTTTGTTACCCCCTAAGCTTTTTCAGCTGCTGCACTTGCCGACGGGCGTACATTATATGCGCTTTTTCCCGTGTTCTTTGCGTTTGGGTTATAACCTGGCGTGGTTTCCGGTAGTGCAATATCTCCAAAATAAAGCTCAGTTGCTGCTGCTGGTGCTTTTGCCTGGTTTACGTCCTCCGCAAAGGTCAAAGTTATTTCCCCCTCTAAAATTTGCCCGGTATTGCTTATATAACTTGCCTTAAACTCAACTTTGTCCAAAATTAAAACAGGCGGCCCAAAACGTGTACCGTTTATATGAAAACCGGCTCGCTTGCCTACGCGTGCCTGCCAGGCTGTATATTCTTTGCGTGGGTTTGTTCCGGCGGCAAAAGATACTTTGTGCGTGGTTGTTAGTCCTTGCGGTTTGTATCCTTTTGTATTGGTGGGGTTTTTCCCGTCTTTGCTTTCGTTTTCTTCTATGTCCAGCTCTTTTTTCATGGATATATTGTCTAGGCCGTTTATGGCGTTCATGTCGATTGTCCATTTCTTATCGAGCCAGCTTGCTTGTATGCTCACGGTGTCCCCCTCCTTAATGTGGCCCGCTAGTTTCGCCGTGTACTCCGGTATGTGTATGTCCGTTTAGACTACTAACAGACGCCGTCGATACATCTTGCGTAGTTGTTTTGCCCGTAGTTGTAACGTTTTTATCGTTTTTAACGTCCCCTGTTGTTTGTGTAGGGTAGTCAATTACCCCCGTCCATTCTCCGTCCAGGCGGTCAATTATTACCCCCGTTCCGTCGTCGAATAATGCATAAGCCACGCAATCACCTACTTTTAAGCCTCCCATTTTCCCGCGTAAGTACCACGGTATGGTAAGAGGTGGGGTTATTGCTCCGCTATTGGTGCAGGGGTTAATTGTTGCGCTGGTGGGGTGTCCATTCCAGTCTTTTTTATCTAAAATGCGTGAAATATTCCCCTTGTCGATATTTCCGGCCATGTCTCCCCCTCCTTTTGACTTTTGGTTGTTCTCTGTGCCTCTCTAAGCGTTTTTTATTATTTTTATAAGCGTTTATATATAAAACTATTTAAAAAGCTTCTAAAAGCTTTCTAGTAGCTCAATGCCTTTCTAACAAAAATTTTAGACTTTTCCGCCACATAATCGTGGCGCAATCTATAAACAAATACGTACCCGTCCCAATTTTTAACGCCGAACGTTTTAAGCTGTAACATACTTCCGGGTGCGAGTTCCCTTTGTATGTCCCAATCAATCGTTCCCGTTTTCTGATTCTTGTTTTCTAATCGCAAAAGATTTTGCGCAAATCGGTTTGCTTCCACCTGGTTTTGCATTGGAATAGTAATATTTTTGTGAAGTACACGGCTACCGCTTTCTGTTGCCGCACTGTATTTTCCTACGCGTGTACCGTTTACGATTTCGGCCGCCTTGTAACTTTTGGCCGTATTGTCGCTATAACTGAATTTTGCGTCGGTATTTAGCTCTAGCAACATTTGTGGGCTTGTTGCCTCCAGGTCTTTTTCTCCATAAACTACTAACTTTCCGTCAAATACTAGGAACGAACAGCCCTCCAGCTTGCAACGCTTATCCAAAAATACAAAATCGGGCTCGTTGTTTTGTGCAACGTAGTTATATAGCTGGTCTGTTACGCCGTGTTCCTCATAGTCTAGGCCGTGGCGCTGGGCTATTTCTTTGCATAACTGCCTAAAATAAACCATTTCCCAGCTTTTACTTGTCCGGTTTTTGCTTGTTGGTGGTATGCTAAAGGCTTTTAATGTATATACTCCGTTTTGTGGTGTTACGTCGTAAATATACATTTTTCCAGTACGGGCCGCGCCTTCAATTACCTCTATTGTGCTTTCTTGTTCTACACTCCAACTGTCCCATTGGTGGCTCGTGTCATTAAAGCGCAATATTAGGCTATCGGCTTGGCTTTCTGCGTGCATTTCATGCTCACACGCTTTTACGGATATATCGGGATAAATATCTTTCCCCTGGTAAATTATCTCCATATCGCCGCTACTTTTTTGGTCGGCGTATTCAACAAATTCAAGGGATATTGTGCCGCTACGTATGCGGCCCTTAGTGTCTAGCATGGCGTTATCTATTGCCGCGCTTCTTAGTTGGAAATTAGACGGGCCAAAACGGCTGCCGCCAATGCGTAAAGGCGCGTATAGTCCTATTTTACTTTCCCATGTTTTGTATTCTTCACGGGGGTTTCCCCCTGCCTCAAAACTTGTAAAGTAGCTAATAGATAAGCGCTGCAATTCGCGCCCGGTTATTTTACTCTGTCCGTTAGTGCTGTCGCTTACGCGTTTTACTTCCGTTTGGGTTGATATTTCCCCAAGCGAAGCAATACGCTTTTCGTTTATTTCCCACTTCATGTCGCGCCAGGTTGCTTGTATACTCATTTTTTAAGCCCCCTATCTACGCCACGGTGGCAAAGTTTTTGGTGTTTCTAATGTATCAACGATTGGGATTTTAAGCTTTTCCCCACCTTCAAAAGTCAAAATATCAATATATTGCAGGTTAGCCTGGATTATATAATGGCTCATGCGCTCAACTTTGTAGGCCATAAATGCTATACTGTCCCAGCTGTCGCCACTTTTAGCCGTATATTCAAAATACCCCACCTGTGCCATAATTTCCTGCCTCCTTTTCCTGCAGTAATTCTTCGATTAGTTCCAGCAGTTCACCGTGATAATTGCGTAACTGCTCTATAATGCTTTCTTTTTCTGTATCGCCGCCGGCTACGGTAACTGTAGGGGAAAATACAAGTCCCCCTAGGTTGTACGTTATAGTTGTTCCACTAGTCGTTAAACTTTCGTCCCCCATGTCTGCCAGTTTGTCAGCGTAGTAATTTACGCTCATGTCATCATTAACGCCAAGCCTTGCGGCCGCTTCTTGCAAATATCCGATGTTAGCTTGTCGATATGCTGGGTTGAAACTTATAACCGCTTCTTGTCCGGCTTCCCCTGCAATGCTTAAACCATTTGTAAAACCGCCTTTTGCAAACATAGGAAGGTCAATGGCATTCGCGTTAATTCCTAAACGTTTAACCGCTTCTTGTAAATATCCGATGTTAGCTTGTCGGTGTGCTGGGTCGAAGCTTATAACCGCTTCTTGTCCCCCACTATTTGCAAGATTTAAACTGTTTAAAAATTCTTTGTTATTGGCAATACTTAAACCATCTATAAATCCGCCTTTTGCAAGGGTGTTATTATTAAGTAAATCCGCATTTAATCCAAGCCTTGCGGCCGCTTCTTGCAAATATCCGATGTTAGCTTGTCGGTGTGCTGGGTCGAAACTTATAACCGCTTCTTGTCCAGCTTCCCCCGCAATACTTATACCGTTTGTAAATCCCCCTTTTGCAAATGTAGGAATATTAGGGATATTAGCGCTGAACGATTGCCCCCCAACGCCAGGTACCCAATCCGGTATCGTTACGCCTATCCCGTTTATTGCGTTAATAGCGCTATTAATTAGGGATATGGCCGAATTAATCGGTCCCTGTAACATTGCCGGAATTGAAGAAAACGCCGCTGAAAATGCCCCCGTTATGCTGCTACACATTGCCGAACATCCGTATGATATGCTGTTCCATACGCCGCTAATGTACGCCCCTAACTGTCCAGCGTATGCCATAACCGTTCCCCAGTTTTGGTATAAAAGCACGCCGATTGCAATAATAGCCGCAATTGCTGCTATAGCAATACCAATTGGGGATGTTAAAAAGGCGATTGCCGCCCCTAGTGCAGTTGTAAGTCCGGTTGATATAGCGCATACGGCATTCCATGCCGTAGTGGCTGCTATTTGTGCATAGGTGGCCGCCGTGCTAACGCCTCGAATAATTGCGTCTTTAGCGTATAGTGCCTGCAAGTACAATGTTTCCGCCTTATCTATGGCTAAAACTTTGCCTTTTGCCATTAATGCCACCGTGGTTGCTCGTATTGCTGCTGTTGCCGCCCATGCACTTTGGGCAAAGCTATATAATTTAAAACCTGCAAAAGCTCCAGCCACGGCATAAACAACGGGGCCTATTGTGCTCCAGTTATTAATTATTAAGCTTGAAAAATACGCCGCCTCATTGGCCGCGTCGGCTATAAAGTCAATAATTCCTGGAAGTGCTTCAGCAAAACTTTCACCCAAAGCCGTTATTGACGGGGTTATTCTCGCAATATTGGCCTGAATTTGTGGCATATGTTTATAAATTATTTGCCCGGCTTTTTCCGCTGCTGGTATAAGCGCGTCACCAAACGTTCGGCTTATTTGTGTTATGGCGTAGCCGATATCGTTGTATTTTACTTCTTCCATTTTGCGTAGGGCTTCGGCTGCGTCTACGCTTGCGTCACTCATGCTTGCCAGCGTATTCAGTACGCCTGCCTCCAGGTCTTCCCACTGCGTGCCGAACAGTGCCACGCCTGCCGCGTTTTTCTCGACGGGGTCTTTCATTGCATTTAATGCTTTTATAGTTTGGAAAAATGCCGCTTGAGCTGCGTCGCCTCCGGCTGCAAATGCCTTTGTCATGGTTTCCGCTTCTAGGCCAAGGGCTGCGAAGCCTTCTGTACTTGTTTTACTACCGTCTTTTGCTCTAATATTAAATTCTTTTACTGCGTCGCCTACTTTATCAATCGAAAAGCTACCAGCCTCGGCGCCTTTTATAAGGCTAGTTATAAATTGGTCCGCGTCTAAGCCAAGCGCCTTATAATGGACGCTGTATTCGTTCAAGGTGTCCAAAAGGTCATCATTTTTGTTTGCTCCATTTTGTGCACCTACGGCTATAATGCCATAGGCTTCTTCGGCACTAATGCCAAAGTTTTTCATTAAGGCCGTTGCGGCACGTGTGGTTTCGTTTACTTCCATTCCGAAGGTATCCTTCAGCAACATGGCCGAATTTGTAGCTACCTTCAATTCCTCGCCAGCCAATCCGCTGGCTTGTCTAATATTAACTAATGCGTCCGCTATTTCCTGGAAATTCTCCCCCTTGCCACTCTTGTATACTTCACGTGCAATGTCGCCGAATTCTTTTAATTCGTCGCCTGTTATGCCTGTCTGTGCCGATACGCCGTTCATGGCGCGGATGTAATCATTCCCACTTTTAATAAAAGCAATAGCCAAGCCTCCAGCTGTTGCTGCTACCGTGCTAGCCATTGCTGCAAATTTTGCGGCCGTAGATATAGTTTTTTTATCAACTAATCCTAGCTCGTTATTAACTTTCGCTACCGCCTGTCGGACGCTGTCGCTCATCACCCCTTTAATCTGTATTACGGTTTCAAGTGCTACGCCGTTCAACGCTTACGCCCCCTTCCGGCTTTGCTTCGCGCTGCTGCGATTTGTCTTTTTATACGATCATTTTCTTCTTTGGTCTGTTCTGCCGCCTCGGAATACTCCCGCAAAAATTCAATCAATCTATATTTTCGGATTTCTCCTGGACTAGTGTTAAAAGCTCTGGCATAGTCTCGGACGTATCTCCGGAGGTGCTTTGCTCTAAGCTTCCGCCCGCTCCGGTTAAAATAAAATTTCTTCCGATATTGGCTAGTTTAATCATGTCAAAGCCTTTAATACGTTCTAAGTCAGTAATATCAATTTGTGGATTTACTGCAATAACGGCATACATGCCTAAGTAAATATGCAATCCGTGGTCAAATTCGTGGGTAGTTAGCTTCGGTTTATTGCCTCCAGCTGTAAAGCTGTATGTCTCTGCTTCGCAAAACTGCCCCACGGTAATTTGTGCCGTATCGTATGTTAATTCTTTTACTTCTTTGCCGTTAATCATAATCGGCTGGCGCAATTCAATCTTATTCATTTTCATTTTTTATTTCCCCCTATTATGGATATGCCCGCAAAACTGCGGGCTTATTTTTATAAAAGACTATTTATAGACGTAGCGTAGTCCTTGCCGTTAATGCGTAAAATGCCTTTTAATTGGTCAATCAAGCAAATTTCAATACCCCCTACAATAAGCTGATATCTGCTTACTGCTAAAGTAATTTGTTGCTCTGTCTTGCTTCCTGGTTCCAGGTCTCCACCTGGAAGGATTTTGGGCACGCAACGCATAAACGCTTTGCACCCCTCCGGCTTGCTAACGTTATCACTTCCGATAACGTCCTGCACAAAACGGAATTCAAGGTTCTGGGCTTCGGGCTGTGCCAACTGTGCCACGCCCTTGTCGTAGCCTGTTTTAGTAACGGAAGCCTCCATGGCTTCAAGCTGGCCAAGCATTGGAAGTTCTAACGTTCCCATGGCTTTATGCTCGGCTGTGGCAAAGCTCACATCCGGCAATGTTACTGTTACATCACGCGCCACAAGTTCGCCATCTTTGTAAACGGTGGAACCCAATATAGCGCCTTTAATATTAAGAAATTGCATATTTTATCCCCCTTACTCCGTATCACTAAAATAAGCCGAAAAGCCCGCGTCTGTATAAGCAACATAAACAGTAGCACTTTTAAGCGGTGGAGTCGGTGTTGCAGCAATATCCCAACGGAAATCGCCGTTCATAATGTCGGTAGTGCTGTTTTCACTTTCTAAAAATAGAATTTGCGGTTCTCCAATAAGGGCCCCTTGTGCTACCAACGCGTCCAGCTTTTCTTGCTCACGGTTTAAAATGCGATCGCGTAACTGTAAGGTCATTGGCTTATCAATTTTTGGGGACCATTCACGCTGGAAATTATTTGTTATATGGAACAGCATTCGCATATTTACGTCAAAAATAGCCCTCGCGTCTACATCTGCGCCGTAGCTATATGCTGCCGTATGGTCCCCCCAAAGTACCCAATTACCACCCCAAGCGATAATGGTCATAATGCCGTTACTTGTTAGGTCGTTGGCGTCCTGTTGGTCAAATCCTTGATTCTTGCTTTCTGTCCCAAAATATTGTTTAATTCCCTGTACTTCTTTGTTCCCGCAAGTCTCCATTGGCACACTATCATGGCTGTAGTCGGCTCGCATGTACTCGACCATGGCTAAAGTAGACAAGTGGAAAACTTGCCCGGAATTGTCCATGGTTTGCGGCCAACATACTTTGCTGCGCTCGTTTGTGTAGCCGTTGGCTTTCTTCCAATCTATAGCTTTTTGGATAGTGTCCACGGCTTCCTGTGTGCTAGATTTTAACGGAATATCTGCGCATACCCACGCGTCCCAGTGTCCGTTAATCTTTTGCGCTGCGCTGATTAATGCATTATATACTTTTGGGTCATGGCTCCACCCTGGGGCCGCAAGTAAATTACAAACCTGGTTTTGTTCCTGGTATAAAAGTTTTAATGCACCAAGACCACTATATTCTCCGTTGGCCGTTACTCCCCCGATAATGCTATCGGATGTGATTTTGCTTGTATCAATTTCGTAGAATGTTACGCTTTGCTCGCCTGTTAGTGGTGCCTCTGCGCTTATGCTAGTAATAATTACGCTGTTTTTTGTGTAGTTATAATCTAGGGAATAGTCCACCCCTTCGGCTTTTTCGGAAATAGCCAAAGTATCTAGAATAATAGTATCGCTAATAAACTCCGCTCTACCATTAACAAAAGTTAAGCTTTTGGTAGATTGTTCAGCTTTTTTGTGTGTTTCTGGGTCTAAGACGTTAATAACGTAAATCGGGCCAATATTGCCAATAGGGTTATTAAAATGCGCCGTAACGGCCTCGCAAAGCGTGAACTTTTCCCAATCTGTAGAAATGCCCAGCTTGCGCTGTGCGTCTACAAAATTATTTAGTTTAATAGGCTTATTAATGCCTTTTACATCTTTGTAATTTCGTACAAGATTAATCGGTGCCGTTCCTATATAAACCGGCGTTGTACCTGCTTGTACTGCGCTTTGGGCTATGGTTTCGCCAAGGTGTCCATAAGCGCCATAAAGATAAGTGTTTGCCATTTATATTCCCCCTTACAAAAAATCATCAAAACTTCGCGTCCTAACATTGCCAGCCTGCACCGAAAAGCTTATCCAGCCCAGCCAATACGGGTAGAAGTCGTCTAATCCATCTTTATCGCTGGTCATGCCGTATTTTATGCCTTCCTCTGCTACAATTCGCATATCTGCAACAAATTCGGATCTTTCCAGCTTGCGTAGTGTAAAATCTATAAAATTATAAACATCTTGCCACCCTTCGGAGTTGCGTTTATATTCCGCGGTTGCGCTAACGTTATAACCTTTAATTCCTGCCCCTTCTTCTTTGGGTATAAAATTATCTTGCCTGTGCGTTCCTGGGTTCCAGGTGCAAAAGTTAAGCATTAAGCCCATTTTATTAACGCCTTCGCGCGGATTGTGTACCCCTTCCGTAAAACGTATGCATATGGAAGGAATAGGTGCTTTAACGTTCGGCGGTAGCCTATCCTTAGTAGGCGTGAATAGAACAAAAGCCGCCGGATTTACAAGCTCATATGCATAACCGCCATCGTTTTTTTCATCTTTAGGCATTTTAAGCTTTATTTTGTCGCAAACTTCCGCCTGTAGCCATTCGCGTATCTTGTTTAAATCATCAACTATTGCCATGTGTACCCCCTACGCTGTAACCGGTGAATATAGCCCAATTACAGTCATGCCACTTTGCTCGTCCCATGAACTTACGGTCAGTTCTCGGCCGTCGAGGTTTAAGACGCTACCGGCTTCTTTTCTAGCCGGTAGGTCTTCTGTTTTTGCAATTACTACAAAGTCAGCCTCTGCCAAGTCGTACATACTGCCGTCGCTTTTTGGCTGTCCCTTGTCGTTGTCAATAACGCAAGTAATTGCTTTCCCCTCTACGTGGTGTTCTCCTGCAAATTCTTCAAGGTTTAAAAATACGTCTCCCAAGTCGGCGGCTATTTCATTTTTAAAATTCATTTAATAGCCTCTGCCGGGTCAAGGTCTGGAGCGTCGCCTTCTGCTTCGTACTCCGCTTTCGCCTCGTCTAAAAGCTCAATAACGGCGACTTTGTTTTTCGCTTTTTTTACTTCTTCCATATCAAGGCCCATTTCATCGCAGATTTCTTCTAGCTGCTGGCGTGTCATGTTCTCGTTGTATTCTGGAAATTTAAATTCGGCGGATTCACTGTCTAATTCGTTGCCGTCTGCGTCTACAATAGTTGCCTCTTTGGGGATTTCTTCAACGATTTCTGCCGCCACGCCTGCTTTTACTAATCGCGCACCGATTTTATCGTCTACTTTAATTGGAGGGTCGCCTGGTCTTACCGGGCGGACGTGTCCGTTTTCGTTATGGCCGTACACTCCGGCCAAAATTTGAATTTTCATTTTTAAATCAACCTCCTAATAAGCCTGTTACTTTAGCACTAATCCATGCGCCCTTATTTTTAGGAATAAGAATTGGGCAGCTAGACAATGTCATTGTTCTTACGTTTGTTTTTGGGTCTGGCAAATATTTTGGCACCCTACGCCCTGTATAGCTGTAAAATGCGCCGTCATATTCTAACTGCGTAACTGCTCCATATAAACCACGGCCTGCGCCTGGTGCAGTTAAAATTACTGTACCGTCTGGAATGTATGGTGTAACTGTTCCCTCGTCGTTTTCGTATGTTTCAACGTATGAGATAATTTTTATCATTTTGCCGAATACGTTAAGCGTTCCGATATGTGCAGCACCTTCCGGAAGTTCTAGCGGTGCAATTCCGCCAAGGTTCATGCGATTATTATCAAGCAATTTTTGAATAGCTGTATTGTTAATAATTGCGTCTGCAACGTCCCCTGATACTACTAGTTCTTCCGCCGCTAATCCTTTTCGTGTAAGCATTAAAACCATTTGATTTAAGTCTTGTAAAATTACCCCCTCGGAAGTGTCCCAACCTTTCGCTGGGGTGTATTGATACGGATTAGAACCGCCACTATAAAATTGAATAGTTTCTGTAGTATCGTAGTTGCTGCCGTCCCACTGCTTCATTACGCACTTGCTATTTATAAGCGTTTCAGCTGCCATGATTTCCTCGCGACGGGTGGTCATTTCGTCAAGTTCTCGCAAATCGCGTAGGGTGATAAGTGCCTCACGGTCTGCTGGTGCTACATTGTTAAAAATAGCCTCACCAAAACCGCGTTTTTTAAGGTCGTCGATAGATAAAGTGCGCTGCGGTGCAATAAGTGGTGGGGTATAGCGGTCTGTTGTAAATGCACTACGGTCAATTATTTTACCGCCAACGGTCGGCACTACGAACGGTGCAGCCTTTTTGCTACCGTCTCTATAGTCCACCAATACATCATCCGTGTTAAAAACGTCCGTCATGGCGTTTGTTGGGAAATATCGGTCTTTTAAGAATGCCGGAACTTTAGGGATTGCCTCATATGCAGCCAATAGGGTGTGGGTTTTTGTTAAATCTAAATCCATTCTATATTCCTCCGTTATTTAACAAGATTTTTAAAAATGTTTCCAAGTTCTTGGATTTTGGCATCTTCGGCTTCTTTATTTGCCTTTTGCAAGTCCAATGGGTCTACCGGTTGTGGTGTAGCTGCTGGCACTGCGTTTGCCGGATTTACTTCACTGCTGCGATTTTGAAAAAAGCTAGTCCCTAGCGCTGCTTGTTTTTTCATGGCTGCTAGTGCTAGAGTTGCGGCATTAGTCGGCTTCGTAAATTTTGCCTCTGCAATCATTTCAGCGTCGCCGATTGTGTCCTGGATTTCTTCAATTTCTTTGATTCTGTTGCGGTCGGCTGTAACTGCCTCCTGCTCAATTTGCGCCACCAGGTCAGGGTGTTGCGCTTTTAATTCTTCTAATGTCATGTTTTTGTTTTCTCCTTCCTCTGTTTTTGTTGGGGATATTTTATTTTTATTGCTATCGGGATTTTTAGGCCCCGCGGCAATCTGTGGAATGTGGAAACGTTCCGGTATTTCCAGCCCGTCCACGTAGTGTTTAACACCATTTACTAATAGTATTTTATTTGCCTTATTAAGCTGTATTTGAGGGCCTGTCCCCTCTAGTAGCTCGTCGGCAAATCCTTTAGCTATAGCTTCCGCGCCTGTCATCCATGTTTCTTTGTCCATCATTGCTCGGATTGATGTTTCATCATTGCCAGTTTTGCTGGCGTAAATGGCGCAAATGGCACGCTCGGACGCGTCCATTCCTCGGATTAATTTTTTAAGGTCGCCAATCTGGAAAAAGTCATAAGCAAATACCGTTACTCCATGTATCATCATTATACTGCCGGGATAAATCTTTATAGTGTCGCCAGCCATAGCAATAACAGACGCCGCACTTGCTGCAATACCTTCTACGATTACATTTTTTTGCCCTGGCAAGGCTTTTAACGCGTTATGTATTGCAAGTGCTGTATATACATCTCCACCTAAACTGTTAATTTTTATATTTATTACTTTTTTATTTTTTATTTGTGCTAAATCCTCGGCGAAACCTTCGGGGGTAATATATTGCCCTGGCTCCGGCTCCCCTGTCCACCAGTCGATAGGCTGTTGGCTTAATACGTCGCCATACATTGTTATCTCTGCCGTGTCGCCGTCTACTTCGGCCATGTTCCAAAATCTTTCCGTTGGTGTTGGCCCGTTAGTGAAACGAATTTTCTTGATTTTACTCATTAATCTGCTACTCCTTCCTGCTGTACTTGCGCAAGCTGTGGACGTTCTTGCTTTAATTTCTCGATATTGTTTTGCCAGTTTCCGCCGTTAAGTCTTGCTGTACTTTGTTCATGCGTGGAAAAACCATGCTCAACCGCCAAAGCTTCGGCCGTTATTTCCTTTACAGGGTCTAATTGTCCTTGGCTTGGTCCTGTCCATTCGCTGCCGCTGTATGCATGGCGTATTCTTGGGTCCACAAAAAAGCCAGGGGCTTTAATGCGCCCAATGGCCACGGCTTCCGCTAGCCAAGCCTCGTATACGGGTTTACAAAAGTCTTTAGCAAACCATGTGCGACGCATACGAAAAGCCTTCCATGCCTCTAGTAATGCGCCACGGCTGGCGCTATAGCTGGCATTAAATGCTTTAATTGACATACTCCCCATGCCTAAAGGCAGGGGATTCTTGGATACAAACGATACTTGCCTACTAAAATAGCAGGTCTTACTATATCTCTCCAAAGAAGGTTGATGCCCCAA